GATCGCGGCATCGGCCCGGTCGGCCGGCGGTGACAACGTGTTCTATATCGGCGACACCAAGGACAAGGGCCGCGAGTTCATCGGCTATGTCGCGCACTTCGCCCGGGTGGTCGCCAAGGAGACCGCCGAGATCGAGGAGTTCCTGTTCGAGGACCAGCGCGACGACGGGACCAGCAAGCACATCAGCGCCTACCGCGTGACCTTTGCCAGCGGGTTCCGGGTCGAGGCCCTGTCGAGCCGGCCGGAGAACATCCGCGGCCTGCAGGGCGTGGTGGTGATCGACGAGGCGGCGTTCCACAAGGACGTGCGCGCCGTGATCGACGCGGTGATGGCGCTGCTGATCTGGGGCGGCAAAGTGCGGGTGATCAGCAGCCACAACGGTGTGCTCAACCCGTTCAACGAACTGATCCGCGAAGCCCACGCCGGCAAGAACCGCTTCAAGGTGCACTTCATCCCCTTCTCAGAGGCGGTCAAGAACGGGCTGTTCCGCCGTGTTTGTCTGATGCGCGGCAAGGAATGGTCGCCGGAGGCCGAGTGCGAATGGGAGGCCACGATCCGGGGCGCCTATGGCACCCGCACCGCGCAGATGAGCCAAGAGCTCGACGCGATCCCGGCCGACGCCCAGGGCGCGGCGCTGAGCCGCGTGGTGATCGAGCAGGTGGCCGCGCGCGGGGTGCCGGTGATCCGCTATCACCTGCCCGACAGCTTCAAGGCGCAGGAGCCGAAGGTGCGCAAGGCGATGGTCGCCGAATGGCTGCGCGTCACCGTGCGCGAACACCTCGACCGGCTTGACCCCAAGCGCCGCCACGACTTCGGCTTCGACTTCGCGCGTAGCGGCGACGCGTCGGCGATGATCGTGCGCGAGCTGGGGCAGGACCTGATCCGCCGCGACCGTCTGATCATCGAGCTGCGCAACGTGCCGTTCGAGGCGCAGCGCGACGTCCTGTTCCAGGTGACGGACGCGCTGCCCCGCTTCGGCCACGGCGCGCTGGATGCCACCGGCAATGGCGCCTACCTCGCCGAAGTGGCGCAGCAGCGCTATGGCCAGCGGATCACCGAGGTAAAGCTGACGCAGGAGTGGTACCGGGAAAACGGCACCCCCTATGTCGAGGCCTTCGGCGAACGCACCGTCCAGATCGCGGCCGACGATGACGTGCTGCGCGATCACCAGGCGCTGCAATACGTGAACGGCGTCGTGAAGGTGCCCGACGATCTGCGCTACAAGGGCGGCGACGGTCTGGACCGCCACGGCGACACCGCGATCGCCGGGATGCTCGCCTGGTACGCATCGCGCCAGGGCGCGGTGGAATATGGCTATCAGCCGGTTACCCGGCGCGAGCCCGATCCGTGGGGCAGTCCGGACGACGATCTGGACGGCTGGGGCGACGGCGACGACCCGTTCCGATCGCCGCTGGGAGCCCGTTTGAGAGGGGGCGGGATTTGATGCCCCGGAACCCGAACGGCCCCATGTGCCCGCCAAGGGCGCTGAAAACGCCCCACGGGCCTTCTTATCGCTTCTTAGAGGCGTTTCAGACGCCGGTGGAGACCCCCCGATGAACCAAACCGCTCCGACCCTGATCGATCAGTATGGCCGGCCGCTCCAGCGCGAGCTGCTCACGCGCGAGGTCGCGGGGCCTTCGGTGACCGGCGTCCGATCGCCGCTGGCGGGCTATCCGGCCGACGGGATGACCCCGGTGCGCCTGGCCGACATCCTGCGCGAGGCCGACCAGGGCGAGCCGCTGCGCTATTTCGAGCTGGCCGAGATCATCGAGGAGCGCGACCTGCACTATGCCGGCGTGCTGGCCACCCGCAAGCGCAGCGTGGCGCAGATCGACATCACGGTCGAGGCGGCGAGCGACAGGGCGGAGGACGTGGCCCGGGCCGACCTGGTCCGCACCTGGCTGAAGCGCGACGAGCTGTCCGACGAGGTGTTCGACATGCTCGACGCGATCGGCAAGGGCGTCAGCTTTACCGAGATCATCTGGGATACCTCGGCCGGGCAGTGGCAACCGCAGCGCCTGGAATGGCGCGACCCGCGCTGGTTCACCTTCGCGAATCGCGATCTGCGCACCCCGCTGCTGCGCGGCGGGATTGACGGCACCGAAGTGGCCAGCCCGCTGCCTGCGTTCAAGTTCATCACCACCCAGGTCAAGGCCAAGTCCGGCCTGCCGGTACGCGGCGGCCTGGCGCGCCTTGCCGCCTGGGCATGGATGTTCAAGGCCTTCACCCAGCGCGACTGGGCGATCTTCACCCAGACCTATGGCCAGCCCGTTCGCGTCGGCAAGTTCCACGAGGGCGCGACCCGCGAGGACAAGGCCACGCTGTTCCGCGCCGTGGCCAACATCGCCGGGGACTGCGCCGCGATCATCCCGCAGTCGATGGAGATAGAGTTCATCGAGGCGAAGAACGTCACCGCCGGATCGGAGCTTTACGAGCGCCGGGCGGACTGGCTGGACCGCCAGGTATCGAAGGCGGTGCTGGGCCAGACCACCACCACGGACGCGATTTCCGGCGGCCACGCGGTCAGTCAGGAACACCGCCAGGTGCAGGAGGATATCGAGACCGCCGACTGCAAGACGCTGTCGGCGGTCATCAACCGCGACCTGATCCGGCCGTGGATGGACCTCGAATTCGGGCCGTCGCGCGCCTATCCGCGCGTCGTCATCGCCCGCCCCAAGCAGGAAGACCTCGACCAGCTGACCAAGAGCCTGGGCGTCCTGGTCCCGCTGGGGCTGCGCGTCCAGGCCAGCGAGGTGCGCGACAAGCTGGGCCTGTCCGATCCCGACGCGGGTTCGGAACTGCTGCAGGCGCCGCAAGCCGCGCCCGCGCCGCAGGTGGGGACCGCACCGATTGCCGCTCCGGCCGGGCCGCTGCCCGCGCCCGCGCTGCAGTCCGAAGAGCCGACCGCGCCCGAGCACCCGGCCGGGCAGGTGGCGGCAGCGATGGCCCGGGAGGGCGACGGGGCGGTCGAGCTGATGGCGGACAGCATCGCGGCGATGCTTGAGCATGCGAGCGACCTGGGCGAGTTCCGGGCAATGCTGGGCGCGGCGTATGGGAAGCTGGACGGACGCGAGCAGCTGGCCCGGGCGATCGCGGGCGGGATCGCGGCAGCGCAGGCCGCCGGGATGGCCGACGCGGAAGACGAGGCGCGTTGACCGGCCATGTCGGGCGAACACCCCAGCAGCCTGTCGGGCGCATTCGGGAAGCCATTCCCGGAACAGATCGCCTTCTTCAGGCAAAAGCTGGGCAACAGGGTGCCTACCCGGCGGTGGACCGATCTGCAGGGCGAAGCCCACGACACGGCGTTCATGGTGGCGGGAGCGGCCGAGGCCGACCTGCTGACCGACCTTGCCGCTGCCGTTGACAAAGCGATCAGCCAGGGGCGCGGAATCGAGGACTTCCGCCGCGACTTTCGCGACATCGTGGCAAGGAACGGGTGGACCGGATGGACCGGCGAAGGATCGGTGAAGGGAGAGGCCTGGCGCGTCGGCGTGATCTACCGGACCAATGCCTATACCAGCTATGCCGCCGGGCGGATGGCCCAGCTGAAGGCGGGCAATTTTCCGTTCTGGGTCTACCGCCACGGCGGCAGTCAGGAGCCGCGCGTTCAGCACCTGGGCTGGAACGGCCTGGTCCTTCCTCCCGATCACGAGTTCTGGAAGACCCGCTACCCGCCGAGTGACTGGGGATGCAGCTGCTATGTGGTCGGCGCGCGCAGCGAGGCAGGCGCGCGCCGGCTGGGCGGAGATCCGGGCAAGCGGTTGGCACAGGGCTGGAACAGGACCGGTGTTGGCAAGGGCTGGGCCTATGCCCCCGGGGCAAGCGTGGCCAATACGGTCAACGCGATGGCCGCCAAGGTCCGCAACTGGGACTACGCAGTAACCAAGGCCTATCTCGACGCCCTGCCGATCGAGCATGCCGCTGCCATTTCAAGCTCCTATCGGCAATTGCCCACGACGGCGGCAGATGCGTCCGCGTTCGCGAAAGCCGCTTTTGCAGACGAGATGCCGATTGTGGATCAGGCGGTGATGAGCTTTGGCCTTCCGGGCCGCGACCTAAGCCAGGAAATCACGGGCCGGGTCGGCGCGGATATCAGCAAGTTCGACTTCAGGTTCCGCCCCGATGGTGCCCGGCATATCCGCGATGTTCACGGCGATCCGGAAACCGAGGCCTTGAGGGGGCAGCGCGCCGCGACCCCCGCAGATTTTGGCCTGCTGTCCCGGATCATCGAGCAGCCAGACCAGGTGCGGGGTCCGGTTCGATCGGAGATCAATGAAACACTGGTCCACCTGGTGAAGACCATCGACGGCGAGCGCTACACGGCGACTTTCGCGGTCAATCGGCGCAATCGCGCGCTCACGCTCAAAACGATGTTCATCACGGCGAGGAAGTAAAGTGGCGCGCCCCCGTACCAACGTCCTGAACGTATCCACCCCTGAGGCAGACGCCACGATGCACGCGCCAGGAAGCAGGTAGCATGATCAGCATCGAACTGGAAGCCACCGAGGCCCGCGCTGCAATTCGCCGGGCAATCGAGACCCTGCAGGACATGACGCCGGTCTACACCGATATCGGCGAATACCTGCTGACCGCGCACCGTGAACGCTTCGCCAAGGGCGTCGATCCCGACGGCAAGCCCTGGGCGGCCAAGAGCGCGAAGACGCTCGAGCGGTACAAGCGGCGGGGCTATGGCTCGCTCGGGCGCCCGCTGATCGGCCCGTCCAAGGCCCTGTCGCGCCAGATCGTGCGGTTCGTCAGCAAGGACGGCGTGGTGATCGGTTCGGCTCAGGTCTATTCCGGCGTGATGCAGGACGGCGCGGCCGAAGGCGCGTTCGGCAAGACGAAACGCGGGCAGCCGATCCCGTTCGGCGCCATCCCGGCGCGCCGCTGGCTGGGCTTGTCGGCCGAGAACGAGCGCGAGATCGTCAACATCGTCGAGGAACACCTGGCCGCCGATCTGGGGCGCGATTGACCGGGGCGTTCATGCCCGGTTGATTTTGCGGCGCGGGCAGGCCATCAGGTGAGGGCAAGGCTGCCCCGGCCGGTTTCACGACCGCCGGGGCGGCCATATTTTTAGGCGTCGGCAAGGCCCAAAGCTTGCCCGATGACGCAGAAACCCACCATCGCCCTGTGCGCGGCGCAGCCGCTCGACGCTGGCGGCGACGTGCCCGAATGGGTGCATCTGCTGCCTGCGGGTGAAATCCGCACCAATGACAATCGCGGGCCGTACACGGTGGCCTCGATGTCGGCGATCGCCGCGCGCCTGAAGGATGGCGACCGGCTGCCGATCGATGAATGTCATGCAATCGACCGCGCCGCTCCGCTTGGTCTGCCCGCGCCCGCGCGCGGCTGGATCGTGGAGCTGCAGGCCCGCGGCGATGGCCTGTGGGGCCGCGTCGAATGGACCGAGGAAGGCCAGCGCCTGATGGCGGGCAAGGCCTACCGAGGCATCAGTCCGGCAATCTTGCACGACAAGGCCAAGCAGGTCCTGGGCGTGCTGCGTGCCAGCCTGATCAACACCCCGAACCTGGTTGGGCTGACGGCCCTGCACTCAGAGGAAACCAGCATGGATTGGAAAGCGAAGCTGATCGAGCTCCTGGGGCTCGATGGCAGCGCCGACGACGCGGCGATCGAAGCCGCGCTCTCGGCGAAGATGAATACCCGCACGGAGCTGTGCGGCGAGGAAGTCCTCTCTCTGCCGGCGGTCGTCGCCCTGCAGGGGCAGGTGACCGAGCTGACCACCCAGCTCAACGCGGTCCGCGATGACCAGGCGCGCGAGAAGGCGGTGGCCTATGTCGACGGCGCGATCGCCGAAGGCCGCGTCGGGTTGAAGCCGGTGCGCGACGATTACATCGCCCTGCACATGCAGAACCCTGACCAGGCCCGAAAGATGATCGGCGCCATGCCGGTCCTGAAGGGCCAGGCGATCGCGGGCGATGTTGCCCCTGCGGCGGGCGAAGGCGGCCTTGATGCCACCGATCGCCAGATCATGGCCCTGATGGGCGTTGACGAGGAAACCTATGCCGCTGGCCTGAAGGGCGCCGGCATCAAGAAGGAGGTCCTGTAATGGCCGCTCTTACCGCTGCCCGCAGCACCCCCGCTGCCCAGGGCGATATCCGCCGCGTCCCGCTGCCCGCGAACGGCAAGATCTTCCAGGGCGGCATGGTTCAGATCACCGCCGCCGG